TGGGAGAGTTGTCTTCAGACTAAACCATCTGTTATACTGAATACACTCCAAACTTCTTGAAGGAAACGGAGCATTATGATTGACAGATACGCGGTCTTCTCACAACACGCAAGAGCAAGACTTAGGGAATGTCAGTTATCAATCTCCAAAGCATCTTGGTATTTATATCAGGCTGTAGAGGAAAAGCTCCCAAAAGACCTACTAGAAGCTAAGAGTGCCAAGTATAGAAACCGGGCGCTCTATTTGCGTTACGGAACTATGATCTTTACTCTCTTACCGATCAAAGACAGAGAGTCAGAAGAAGAAGCATATTTAGTAGTATCAGTCTATGATCAAAGAATGGACCTAATATGAAACACGCAGGCGGAAGACCACTAGCCTATCAATCAGCAGAAGAATTAAGTAATGATATAGAAGCCTACTTTACTAACGAGGACCAACCAACATTAGCAGGGTTAGCATATGAATTAGGAATCAGCAGACAAACCCTCTATAACTATGATAACAAGGAGCAGTTTTTTGACATAGTAAAAAGGGCGCGTGAGAAGGTTGAATCTATATATGAGAAAAGACTTCTATACAGCACAACTCCTACCGGCGTTATATTCGCATTGAAGAATATGAGTTGGAGAGATAAGACAGAGACAGATATTACAAGCGGAGGAGAACCCATACCATTACTAGGGGGAGCCACCAATGGCGTTCAGTCGAACAACAGCAACGGAGAAACTCCTAAAGCTGACCAAGAGAATTAGAGCAGTATCAGGCGGCACTTCCGCTAGTAAGACAATCTCGATCCTAATGATCTTGATTGACTATGCTCAGACTCATCCCAACGAACTAATTTCAGTAGTATCAGAATCATATCCCCATTTGAAGAGAGGAGCGATGCGAGACTTCCTCAACATTATGGAAGATAGACAGTATTTTAGGGATAACGAATGGAATAAGACCGATTCAACCTATGAGTTCAAGAATAAATCCAAGATAGAGTTCTTCTCGGTGGACCAACCAGAGAAGGTTAAGGGAGCCAGGCGTGATGTCTTATTTATAAACGAAGCTAATAACATCACCAAAGACTCATTCGATCAGTTAGAGGTTAGAACTAAGAAGGTTGTATGGTTAGACTGGAACCCGGTCCAGGAGTTTTGGTTTTACACAGACACAGCAATCACCCGCGATCACGACTTCTTAACTCTTAACTACATGGACAATGAGGCCCTTGAACAGTCAATTGTTGACTCAATCGAAGCCAGGAAAGGTAATAAGATGTGGTGGACAGTGTATGGACTAGGACAACTAGGAGATGTGGAAGGTAGAATATACACCGATTGGCAGATCCTAGACCAGAAGCCCTCATTCCCTCACGAAGCCAAACTATATAGGTATGGATTAGACTTTGGTTACACCAATGATCCTACCGCGATTGTTGCGATCTATCAGTATAATAATGGTTATATCCTTGATGAGATGCTATATCAGCGTGGACTTAGCAATAAAGCGATCGCTGACTTTATGAATAACAAAGAGAAGGCATTAGTTATCGCAGACTCGGCCGAACCAAAGAGTATAGACGAGATCAATAGTTATGGAATCAATATCATCCCGGCGGTGAAAGGTAAGGATAGTGTAGTCAATGGTATTCAATTCATTCAGGACCAACGCATCTCAGTTACCAAGCGATCTCTCAACCTCATCAAAGAATACCGGAACTATATGTGGGAGACAGATCGCGATGGGAAGATCATCAATGTACCATCAGAACTATTCAATCACTGTATGGATGCGATAAGATACGCCCTAGCAAGTGGCAGGAGTGCCAAATGGGTAGCACCTACTGACTTTGGTGGGGTTAAACCATTCTGGGAAGAGATGCCTGGATGACTTGCGTTAAGATAATTTTATGTGCAAAAATAGGAGAATATGGAAGAAATACTAGATGCTCTTAGTCCTGAGTTGGTTTCATTACTCAATAACAAAGAAGATGGTTTCAACTATCGATCACGCCGGGAACCAGATTGGTTTGAGAATTACACCCTATATCGCGATAAGGTAAGATTCAATAGATTGACTCAAAGACAGTCAGTCAACCTCCCTATAATGAAGCAGACAATTCGTACACTCCTCAAAGATGTGGATGATATGCCTGTTATCTACTTCGAGAACCTAGATAATGATAAGCAGAAAGAGGTATTCCAGAACGAATACTGGAAGGTTACGGCACTAGATAATAGGATGGAACTCCAAGACATTGTGGATAAGAAGCAAGTATTCTTATATGGCCGGTCCTTCGATCAATGGCAAGTAGTCGATGGCAAGGTGAAGATGACTGTTCAAGACCCCCAAGATATTCTCGTCTCACGATATACAGATCCTACCGATCTACACACCTCACGCTTCCTCATTCACACTCACATCTATGTACCCATGTCAGAATTAAAACTCAACAAAGACTATGATCAAAAGGCAATCAAGGACCTCGAAGCATTCTACATGACGAATGATGGTCTAATCAAGGTTGCTAATAATGAACAGATGTCGCGAGAGAAGGATAAGAAAATGGAAGCTATGGGAGTTGTGGATGTCTCAGATCCGACCCTTGGTGAGACGATCGTAGAACTAACACTGCACTTCGTCTATGATTCAGAAAAAGATGGAGAAGAAGAGCTATATCTCAAGGTAGAAGCAGACAACCAAGTAATCCTAATGAGCAAACCCCTCGAAGAAGTAATGGGTAAGACTAAGGACCACTGGTTCAAGACGCATTTCCCCTATGTTACATGGGCCGATGATATTGAGAGACAAGACTTCTGGTCTGATGGACTCGCTGATATGGTTCGTACTCCCAACAAGATCCTTAACTCATGGTTCTCACAACTCGTTGAGAACAGAACCCTACGCAACTTTGGGATGCACTACTACGATTCAACTAAGAGCGAAGAGTTTATGCCTAGCACCTTCAATCCTCAACCCTGGGGATGGTATCCGGTCCCAGGTAAACCTTCTGAAGTATTACAAAAGATAGAGATCCCCGACTTGTCAGAGAGTATGGATGAGATGCAATTCCTCATCAATACTATGGAGAAGGCCACCGGCGCTACTGCAACTCAACAGGGCGCACAAACTGAAAGACAAGTTACTCTAGGTGAAGTACAGCTAGCGCTCGGTGAGGCAAAGGAAAGAATCAAGGGAATGAGTAAGTTCTACACCCAAGCCTGGAAAGACAGAGGAGAATTATTCTTGAAACTTGTAGAAGCGAATGGTCCTAAACTTGATGCCGTTAAAGTCTATAAGAAGGGTAGAAACACCGAAGACATCTTTGAGAGGGAGATTCAATATAGCGACTGGATGAGTGAAGCGGGTTATCAAACAAGGATTTGGAGCCAGGATGAGAAAGACAGCCAAGACTCTGACATCTTGCAAAAGTTAAACGCAACTGTTACCCTCATACCAGGCAATACTAAGCTCATGGATGTATATCAGAGAAAACTACTAGAATACTCCGGAGCCTTAACTCCCGAAGAGATTAACGCAGTCATGGAGTTAGAAGCAACTAAGAGAGAAGAATTATTAACCAATCAAGGAGGTATGCAGAACGGCCCTATGCCAAACCCTGTTCAGCCCCAAGGTCAACCAGGACCTCAAGGTCCAAGACAGATGACAGCGCCTAATGCTATGTCAAGATGATAGATCAAATACTAGAACGATTTAACCTCAAGTACGACCAATTACTAGAAGAAGAGAAAGAGACTCTCAGACAATGGGAAGACTCACTCACTCAGAACCAACTCAACATTCCCAAGGTTAGAGAATATGTAGCTTCGATGCGTGATGCAGTAGAGAAGAAGATCGTTACTACCTCAAACAACTCAAAACAAGACATCTTTCTCAAAGCTAGACTCAATAACTATATGTTACTCGAATCCCTTCTGACATCCCCGGAGAGAGCAAGACAAGCTATAGAGAATCAACTAGGAGCTATTAAAACAAAAAACAAATAATTATTAACCTAACCCTTTTAGGAGGACCGGTATGCCAAAGAAAAAAATGGAGGAGAACCATGTCAAACCAACTAAAGAAGAACTTGAAGCTAACGCTCAACAAGCTCTCAAAGAACTTGAAGGAAAAGAAGCAGAGTTTGAGGATAGCCCTAACGCTCCTGTTAATGAGGAGGGAGAGGAAGAAGATCGAGAAGACAGTGAGGAAGATGAGTCTAATCCAGATAAAGAACTCGATGTACCTGCTAAAGATGATCGAGATGACTCTGATCAAGAGAGAGAAACTGTTAAAAAGAAAGCCCTCGATGAAGAAACCCTCAAGAAAAAGTTAAACGCTTCCACTCGCGAAGCTCAGATCCTCTATCAACGAAACAAGCAGGTCCAGGATGCTATAGCAGAAGCTTCAGCACTCCCTGCTCCTACTGATGATGAGATGAGGAAAGAGTTCCCTGATTTTGACGATCTTGATGACTTTAGTAAGAGGATGGCTAGGGATAACTTCACCAACACTCGCAGACTGGATGCAGTTACTAAGGTAAGTGAGAAGTTCAAAGATCTAGAGTTGTGGCAAGGTGAGATCGACAAGTATGCCGATAACCCCGAGATCCTAATCAACAATCCAGAACTAGAAGGTAGACTCGATGAGTTCAAACTCTTCGCAACCAAGCCAACTAGAAGGGGGGTGGATCCTGATGATCTAGTCAAAGCTTTTCTATATGATGTAGAGAAAGATGGACTCGATCGCGGTACTTCCAAGGGAAGGATGTTTCCTGAAGGATCAGCGGGAGTCAAGAGAGACAAACCAAAAAGTGACAAACTATCGGCAGAACAGGCAGGACAACTTCGTAAGAGTAACTACAACGAATATGTTAGGTTACTAAAGGCCCACAAGATAGATCCTACAATCTTAGAATAGAGTGCTTGACTTAGGATAGAACTGTTATATATAGTTAGAACTAAGCTTCCTAACCCCATTCGGGAATGGTAAAGTAATTATTAAGTTACCGAAAGGGGACCATATGGCAGCTTACGCCACAAAAGTCGCTGAAGGATTTTCACAGAAACTTCTGTTGGAAATGTACGAGCGCAGTCTCACCGATGTAATTGTTAACCGCGATTACGAAGGTGCTATTAACGATGTCGGTTCAAAGTTGAATATACTCAACTTCGACCGCATTTCAGAGAAAACCTACTCAGGTGCAAACCTCACAGTAGATGACATCACTGAGAATAACACTCAGCTGATCATTGATCAGTACAAGTCATTCTATTGGAGAGAGAAAACCCTCAGTAAATGGCTTTCATATATTAAGAGTCCAAATTCCACAGTCATGGCCCAAAAAGCCGATGAACGCAATAAGAACATGGATGAATATGTCCTTGGTCTTTATGGTGATGTGTGGGCCGGAAACAGAGTCGGAACCGACTATACTACCGGTACTGTAGCAGTTGCCGCCACCACAGGTGTAGTAACTGGATCGGGTACTACCTTCACCGAAGCGATGGAAGGACTTGGATTCAAAGCTGATGGTCACGACACCTGGTATAGAATTAAAACCTATACGAGTGCAACATCCATCACGATTGAAGATGACAAAGACGATATTGATTCCGCCTACACAGGTGGAGCAATCTCCGGATCGTCAACCTATACAATCGGAGCTTCAACTGCTATTGAGATCACCACTTCAAATCTTTTGAATAAAGTGGCTCTTCTTAAACAGAAGCTTGATCTCGCTGAGAGCTACGGACTATCCGCAGTTCCAGACAGTGATCGTTGGTTGATCGTTCCTCCCGAATTTGAGACCACATTGGTCCAATCTTCAGGAGTCGCTCTTCATGTACCAGAAGCCTATCAAGAACTTGTGAAGAAAGGATTTATCACAATGCTTCAAGGGTTCAAGGTATTCAAGAGTAACCGCCTAACCGGTGACAACACCGATGGCTATCACATTCTTGCAGGTCACCCCAACTGGTGTACCTTCGCAGAGAAGCTCTTGGAAGTAGGTATCGAAGATCTCACAGCGAACTTCGGTAAAGCTTACAAAGACCTCTTTGTTTATGGAGCTAAAGTAGCTGACTCTCGCCGACACTTCGCCGCCGAGTTGTTTGCAACCTTTGCTTAAAAATTAGTAGCAATTGAAACCTCCTGTCTCCTTCTTCGGATCGAGACAGGAGGATAACGGAAGAATAAACATATGGCAACATTTGAGTTAAAATCACAACTTTCACAATCAATACAAAACAAGATTGATCGTATATTAGCGATTGACTCAGGTAAAAGGACCACAGCAGAAGCTTCCTTCTTAACTGCTATTGCACCATATCAATATAATCGTGTACTTCGTTATTACACAACCCACATCTCAACCGCCCAAGAACCCAACTCCCCAACCCTATCCTCAGATCCTATTCTAGAAGCCGAAGGTTACTACCTTCCTTCCGGATATGAAGGATTCAAACAGGGATCAGTCTTCTATCTATTAGATGACGATGGAATGAATGTTTATGTTAATACCGGTGATGCCGACACAGCAGTCTGGTCACTAATCAATGGATCAGCAGTCTCGTCATCCGCTTCACTCTCAGTTAGTGCTACACCTTCCTTATCTGCGAGTCTTTCTCCATCATTATCCGAAAGTCGATCACCCTCAGTATCAGCGAGTCTATCTGCAAGTGTTTCTCCAAGTCTCTCTTCCTCACTCAGTCCATCTCCATCCGCTTCTCCGAGCTTATCAGCTTCACTCTCACCCTCTTACTCAGGGAGTGCTTCTCCGAGTCTTTCGGCTTCGCTATCTCCTTCCTTGTCTCCGAGTGTCTCAGCTTCGCTCTCAGAATCTCCATCCTCATCAGCTTCGCTCTCAGCTTCGCTCTCAGCTTCGCTCTCAGCTTCGCTCTCTCCATCCCCCTCTTCTTCTATCAGCAAGTCTCCGAGCTTATCAGCTTCTCCGAGTTCCTCTGCGAGTCTATCTGCAAGCTTATCAGCGAGTCTATCTCCCTCTCCGAGCGCAAGTCCTTCACTCTCAGCTTCAGTTAGTCCGAGTGTCTCGGCCTCTCTTTCAGCCTCTCTTTCAGATAGTGTCTCAGCTTCACTCAGCTCTTCTCCAAGTTCTTCAGCTTCTAGAAGTCCGAGTTCTACTCCCTCAGCATCACCTAGCTTCCCTGAAGTTTAATTATTAAGGAGATAATATGAGATACCCAAAAGAAAACCTAGTCATCGAACCAGTGGCAACTGCTCTCGCAAGAACAGTTAAGGCCCTATCATCTTCTACCCTCATTACCCTTAACTCCGAAACTCGCTTAGTTAGAGTTTATGCTATTGCCAAAGATGTATATCTCCATTGGGCTACTTCAGACGAAGACTATGCTAAATCAAGTAACTTCGATGAAGTGATTATTGCCGGACAAGCTATAAACCTTCAAGTTCCATACCAAACTGACGGAGCTAAGTTCTCCCGAATCCAGGTAGTAGGCCGAGAATCAGGCGCTACAGTTATTGTCATCGAAAAGTAGTTGACTATCATCTAAGATATTGTTAGTATGGGTATATGCCACTGTTATCAGTTGTGATACCCTCAAGAAACGAACAATACTTAAATCAGACAATTAAAGACATTCTCCAGAAATCAAAAGGTAAAATAGAGGTCATTTCTGTATTGGAGGGATATTGGCCGGAGATCATAGAAGACAAGAGAGTTCACTACATTCACTTCTCAGAACCTAGAGGGATGAGGGGAGCAATCAACGCGGGTGTAGCCTTGGCAAGTGGCGAATACATAATGAAAACCGATGCTCATTGTATGTTTAATGATGGATTCGACACTAAGATCCTTGAGAATATAGAGAAGAACTGGATTGTAATTCCTAGAAGATACGCCCTGGATGTTAGTACTTGGGAGATAGAGAAGAGAACAGATAACAAGTACCCGATTGATGAGATGGTCCTTAACGAGAACCTACAGGGAATCCCCACCGAAAGAAGATTCACCGAGACGATAACAGATCTGGAAACATTCCAGGGATCGTGTTGGGTTATGAACAAAGACTACTTTCACAAGCTAAAACTATTGGATGACAAGACCTACGGATCATTCTGGCAAGAAGCTCAAGAGATATGTGGTAAGTGTAGGAAGGATGGTGGTAGGGTGGTTTGTAACATATCTACCTGGTACGCTCACTGGCACAAGACAGAAGGAAGAGGTTACTCATTAAGTGATGACAAACAAATAACAAGACAGGCTATAAGAGAGTTATATGAAAGTAATTAGAGTACCAGACTATGGTAGAAATGATCTAGCGGTCAAGTTTAAGGATCTCGGATTCACTAGGGGAGTGGAGATCGGTACTGAGAAGGGTAAGTTTGCAGAGGTTCTTCTAAGATCTAACCCATCACTGAAACTATATTGTATAGATCCATATAAGTATTATGATGACAACGAAGGATATAAGATTGGCACTACTCAAGATAACCACGAAGACAACTACAGAGAAGCGATGGATAGATTGAAGGGATTTAAGTACGAGATAATAAAAACAACTTCCGAGAAAGCATCGTGGGGATTCGCCGACAACTCGATCGACTTCGTATATATAGACGGCAATCATCGCCTTGATCATGTAGTAATAGATCTAACCCTCTGGACAAGGAAGGTCAAGCCTGGTGGAATCATCTCTGGCCATGACTATATCAAAACCAAGAGTCAATCATTCACCCATATCCCATACGCTCTAGAAGCATACTTTCAGTCTTACAGGTTGGAGCAACCGCTATTTATCCTTGACAAAAAATCAGACTATAAGTCAGACGATCTTAATAAAAAAATGGATCGCATAAGATCCTGGTACTTTATAAAGGAGTAACATGATAGAAAATAGAATAGACCTAGCCAAACACTTTGCAGGGTTAGGATTCAAGGTAGGTGCTGAGATAGGAGTAGCAGACGGAAGGTACTCAGAGATCCTATGCCAGACTATCCCGGGATTACGCCTATATGGAATAGATCCTTGGAAAGAGTACGCCGGGAATTGGAGAAGCAACGAATATCAAGATAAAGCATATGAAAAAGCAGATAAGAGACTAGAAAAATATGGTGTTGACTTATTAGTCCAGACAAGTCTAGAAGCTAGTGTAGATTTTGAAGATGGATGTCTAGACTTCGTGTTTATTGACGGAGATCACACCTTCGATTCGGTGATGTTAGACATTCTTCTATGGTCCCCAAAGGTTAGGAATGGAGGGATTGTCTCTCTTCACGATTATTATAAACACCATGCCGGTGGAGTGATACCGGCTGTAGATATTTACACAAAAATACACAATATAGATCTCAATATAATACCTAGGTATGAAGATGGTCATCCAGACGACAAAGCTCCGTGCGCATGGTGGGTAAAGAAATGAAAAACATACCATTAGTAATAGGTGGTTTTACCACCATAGATAACAAAGATCTAGATAGAGTGTCAACTCATAGGTGGTCTATCAATAAAACTCTTGGGTATGTCATAAATACTGATAGGGGAGAAAGATTTTACCTTCATAGGTTCATTATGGATAATCCCAAGGGAATGGTTGTCGATCATATTAACCATGACAAGCTAGATAATCGCAGATCAAATCTAAGGATTTGTACCATAAGGGAGAATGTTCTTAACGCTAAAACAAGCAAAAATAGTACAACTGGCAAATCTGGTGTTAGTTATAGAAAAGACAGGAATAAATATAGGGCGTATATTGGAGTTAATAGGAAACAAATATCCCTTGGTAATTTTATTAGTGTAGAAGAAGCAAACATGGCTAGAAAAATAGCAGAAATAAAATACTTCGGAGAATATGCACCATGAAAGAAGATCAAACAGCCAAGTGGTTTATTATTATGATATTCGTCATGGGATGGATATTACTTTATAGGTACTTATAATGTGGCTATCAAAAGAACCTCTAGACATATCGGTTATTTACTACACTTGCAACCATTTAGAAACGGAAGCTCCGGAATTTGTCAAAAACACTAAAGAACAGTTACTAAAAGCGATCGGGGACCATCCACTTATCTCAGTTAGTCACAAACCAATAGATTTCGGTCAAAATGTATGCATTGGAGATATAGGAAGGTCACATTTCAACATATACCACCAGATCTTAGAGGGCTGTAAGGTCGCTAAAAGCGAGTTTGTGGCCATGGCCGAAGATGACATCTTCTATTCCCTGGAACATTTCAATACTTTCGTGCCAAAACTCACCGACTTCGCCTATGATATGGAAAAGCTGAGTCTATTCACATGGACCAAACCCCCAATGTACTCATTTCGCACCAATAGACGAGTTATCAACCAACTGATCGCTCGAAGAACCACCTTAATCGAAGCTTTGGAAGAGAGGTTCAAGCGCCGAGAAGAATTACATAAAGTTGGATGGACAGACGAAAGGATCTCTTCTATCTGGGGAGATATTGGCAGATATGAAAAGATGCTAGGGGTTACAGTCAGGGAAGTGGAAGAGTTCTTCTCTGCTACTCCTTCAATAGTCTTCACTCACCCTAAGGCTTATGGCTATGAAATGAATCATGGGAAGCACAAGCGCTTAGGTGATATTAAAATGTACGACATACCAATTTGGGGAAAAGCATCTGATATGCTAAAACTATATTATGAATAACGATCTACATGGTAGCCACCTCCCCATACTCGTAAAAGCAATCGAAAGAGTGCCTACTAAACCGGTCCTAGAGCTTGGAATGGGATGGAACAGTACCCCCATACTACATTGGTTATGTAAAGACCAAGGGCGTTATCTAATGAGTGTCGATACCGATCCTAAGTGGATTACCAATTTTGAAGACTACCGAAGTGAAACTCACGACATTTTCCTACATACGCGAGAAGAATCAATCAATACAGGGATGGATAAACTAAGGTGGGGTGTAGTCTTAATTGATGGAAGACCTGCCCGACATAGACACAAGTTTGCTATCAAGTTCAAATATAGCGCTGACATCGTGATAATTCACGATTCAGAGCCTGAGATCAACAAGTTCTACCGATACGATCGAATCTGGGACCATTATCGCTATCGTTACGACTACAAGAAATTCAAACCATACACAACAGTATTATCAAACAAAATTGATGTAGAGGAGTATTATGAAAAACTTAGGTAAACCAGAGTCAAGTAGTGATGTAGTCAACAAAGAACCCAAAGTTCTCCTCATAGGTTACGGATGGGTTGGTCAATACATGGGTAAATACTTCAAGAACGCTCATTATGTCGGTAGTGATGGGATTGTCAGGAAACAGGATGGTGAAACAATAGTCCTTAACACTAATTTGATAGGATTAGAACACCTTCCCCACTATGATTTAGCGATTATCGGAGTTCCTACCCCAATGAACCCCGAAACTGGTCAGTGTGATGTCTCAATTGTGGAAAAGTCGGTTGAAAAGTACCGAAAAAATGTGGATTACTTCCTAATTAAAAGCACTGTAGAGATCGGGACCACCGATAGACTAGCCAATTACTATCAAGTTAAGATCGCGATGAGTCCGGAATATGTCGGAGAGACACTCGGACACCCATTACTCGAACCCCGAAGAGATGCTTTCCAGATTATAGGTGGAGATGAAGAGACTTGTAACGCGATTGCCGGCTTCTTTTCCTTAGTTCTTCACGCTAACGCTCCAATTCACCTTTGTACTGCTATGGAAGCGGAAATCATTAAGTATTGTGAGAACCTGTGGATAATGCAGAGGGTTGATTACTGGAATGATGTATATGATATAGCAAATACCTTCAAATCCTCGTTTAACCGCATCAGGGAGGGTTTAGTGTTAGATCCAAGGCTAGGTCGTACCCATTCATTTGTATATCCCAACAATCGTGGATGGTCCGGGAAATGTTTACCAAAAGATATGAACGCCCTTGCATATCGGATGAGACAGATGAGAAAGGCTCTCCCAATCGTGGAACATCAAATAGAGAAGAACGCTAACAAGTGGCGTAAAGGTTACGATAACAAAGAACAGCTAATACCAAAGAATCCGATCTGGCAGAAGTTTATAATTAGGACAGGCTTTGAAGGTATAGGATTTAGTGGGAATAGGGGGTTGGACAAATGACAGATGTATCGGTACTAATCACCGCAAGGAACGAAGAGTTTCTCAGAAAGACAGTAGAAGATGTATTGAATAAAAGAAGGGCAGATACAGAGATAATTGTGATCCTGGATGGAGCATGGTCAAAACCAGAATTAGTTGACAATAAAGATGTCATTATTGTTTACCATAAAGAGTCAGTAGGACAAAGACAAGCAATAAACGAAGCTTCTAGACTCGCTAGAGGTAAGTACATAATGAAGCTCGATGCTCACTGTATCGTTGACGAAGGATTTGATGTTAAGTTAATGGCAGACTGTAAGCCAGATTATACTGTTGTACCAATGCAATATAACCTTCATGTATTCAACTGGAAGTGCAAGAAGTGTGGTAATGAATGGTATCAGGGACCAACTCCCAAAGAATGTCAGAAGCCGGGAGAAGGAAAGGGAAAGTCAGGATGTGATAGTACAGAGTTTGAGAGAATCATTATCTGGGAACCTCGATGGTCCAGGAAGACAATCGGTTGGAGGTTTGACTCGACTCTTCACTTTAATTATTGGGGAGAACTTAAGAATAGACCAGAGAATACCGGTCAGATCATAGATACGATGAGTTGTATTGGAGCCTGTTGGTTCCTAGAAAAGAAACGATACGAAGAGTTGGGTGGGATGGATGAGGAACATGGATCATGGGGACAGATGGGAACCGAGTTAGCTTGCAAGAGTTGGCTATCTGGTGGGAAGATGGTGTGTAGTAAAAACACCTGGTATGCACATATGTTTAGAACTCAGGGTGGAGACTTCTCATTCCCTTATCCGCAATCTAATAAGCAGGTTGATCACGCCAAACAGTATTCTCAAGACCTATGGTTAAATAATAAGTGGCCGGGAGCTAAAAAGCCATTAAGTTGGATGATAGAAAAGTTCTGGCCCATTCCCGGATGGACAGAGAAAGATCTTAATAAACTAGGAGGACAAATGAATAAATCAGATAAAGGGATTATCTTCTATACAGATAACCAATTAAAATTAAGTATCGCTCACCGCGTACAAAGTCAATTGAAGAGCATAGGACTACCCATAGTGTCATCATCCCTAAAACCCATGTCATTTGGGGACAAAAATGTTGTAAGTGGGGACAAACGAGGGTATTTCACTATGTTCAAGCAGATTCTATCGGCTCTAGAAGCCCTTGAGACTAAGTATGTGTTCTTTTGTGAACATGATGTGGTATATCATCCATCTCACTTCGACTTCACTCCTCCCAAGGATGATGTCTGGTACTACAATGTGAATATGGTCAAGGTAAACTCCGAGACCGGTAACACTGTTAAGACCAATGATTGTAAGCAAGTCTCTGGTATTTGTGTCAATAGAGAACTAGCAGTCAAACACTATAAAAAGAGAGTAGAGATGGTTAAAGAAAGAATCAAGGCTCATGGAGATCACGATTTCAATAAGTGGGTTCGCAGTATGGGATTCGAACCTGGAACTCACCTAAGGCCAGAGAGAGTTGATGACAATACTTGCGAGAGTTATTCTTCTAAATATCCTAATCTCGATATTCGTCATGGTGGAAATCTCACCGCGACAAGATGGAGTCCGGACCAATTCGTCAACAAGAAGTTTACAGAGGGTTGGACCGAGGGAAACATTTATGAGATACCCGGTTGGGAAAAAAGCGACTTTGATTTCCTAAAGTTAAGTTAGTAACCAGGTTGCCATAAGATAGTTTTATTCTCTATGCTTAAGAGGGATCTATAACTATGAAAATTATAATTTACCAACTCATTAAATTAAATAAGGAGAAAATATGGCAGATGCAAAAATAACCGCTCTCACAGAAAACACTACTCCCATAGGTACAGACCTCCTGGCAATAGTGGATGACCCAGCAGGAACACCTGTAACGCAGAAAGTGACATTGGCTAATATAGACACCCTGCTATCGGCTACAACTAAAACCCTCACCAATAAAACTTTAACATCTCCTAAAATAAATGAAGATGTAGCTCTGACAGCGACAGCTACTCAATTAAATGCCGTCGGTTCTGGGGGAGTAACTACCCGCCTTTTGTCTAAAGTAATTGCCATTACCAGAGATGCCGCTGGTGTTGCTGGTGATGTTTCTTATACAGGAGTGGGATTTCAACCAACCAGTATGCAGGTAATAATGAATGTAACTGCTACAACATATATGAGCATTATGTTGGCAGATAGTGCTAGAACGGTTAAGGGGTATTATGTTTCAGCAAATAATGTTTATAGAACATTGGCAGGATACATAGTGGCTTATTCTGACGCCTCTACCTGGGACCAATTAGGAGTGTTAAAGTCTTATGACTCAGACGGCTTCACAATTACCTGGAGTAAAACAGGAACTCCAACAGCAGGAACTTTAACCTGTAATGTTATTTGTTACAGATAACTCTAATAGATGAAATATAACTATGTATGACCAACTTTATACTACAAGAAAACAATAGTTCTTTACTACAAGAGAGTAATGATGAATTATTATTAAATGGTTTTTCATACGAATGGACAGTATCCGCCCAGATAAAATCAGACAACACCAAAGTATCAGGAGCCTCTGACTTAACCAACTTCCCTGTACTGATTAAAGATGGGAATATACCCGCCTCAGTTTACTCTGCGATGCTCTCAACTGGAGCAGATTTGAGAATAACTACAGATAGTGCTGGAACAACTGAGATACCTTTTGAGATTGTTTCAATTACTCCTGCTAGTAGTCTTGCTGAAGTATGGGCTAAGGTTCCTACTTTGGCTACAGCTACCGACACTTCACTCTATCTGTGGGCAGGAAACGCTAGTGCAACTGCCTATGCAGATACGGATACTTATGGGGCGCAGGCAGTCTGGTCAGATTATAAAGCAGTTTATCACCTACACTCAGACTCACACGATAGCACCGCTAGTAATCACGATGGGACAGATACCTCTATTACCTATAGTGCTGGAAATGGGAAGGTTGGACAAGGTGCTGGGTTTAATGGTTCTTCTTCTAAGATTGTAATTACTAATCACGCAGACTTTAGACCTGTAACAAATTACAGCTTACAAGCCTGGACAAACATTAACGCTACTGGAACTAGAACTATATTTACAAGTTTTTGGTATGAAGTAGGACCAGAAAACCAAGGGATTGTTTTTGATGACCGCGCTACTGGACAAGCAGTAAACTTATCCCATTGGGCGGAAGGAGGAGTACATGTTGCGGGGACTACTGATATTCAAGATGATGCTTGGCATTTCGTAGCAGGAACTTATGATGGTACAACTGGTAAAGTCTTCCATTCTGGAGTACAGGAAAATAGTGCCGCTAAAATAGCTCCTACCTACAACGCCTCCAATACAGTTCGTATTGGTTGTTTAAGTTACACAGGACCGACTAATGCCAATTTTATGTCGGGGATGATTGATGAGTTTAGGTTTAGGTTGTCTGTATTAACTACTGATTGGTTAGTAACTGAATATAACAACCAGAATAGTCCTAGTACATTTTGGAGTACCGTAGGATCTCCATCGCCTTCCGTTTCAGTATCTCTCTCTCCCTCTCTCTCACCTTCTCCTAGCTCTTCAGCTAGTTTATCTCTCTCTCTTTCCCCATCTCTATCTCCTAGTCCTAGTTCCTCGTCTTCTCTATCACCTTCAGTATCAGTTTCCCTATCCCCTTCAATTTCCGAATCCCGGTCAGTATCGCTATCTCCATCTCCTAGCAGTTCACCTTCTGTCTCGGAATCAAGATCTCCCTCCAGATCACCTTCCGTTTCTGAGAGTATTTCCGAATCACTATCCCCCTCACCAAGTTCTAGTGCTAGTTTATCTGAGTCAAGATCTATCTCAGCTACCGGATCTGAATCTTCCTCCCCTTCCGTTTCTGTATCTCTCTCGCCCTCACTCTCACCATCTCCTAGCTCTTCGGAATCAAATTCTCCGTCAGTATCTGAGTCAAGATCTCCATCTCTCTCTCCATCGCCATCTTCGTCAATTTCATTATCAATTTCATTAAGTCCTTCTGTAAGTGGATCCATATCCCTATCTCCCTCTCCATCCTCTTCAGCTTCTCTCTCCCCCTCAGTTTCACCTTCTGTCTCCGCTTCTCTCTCCCCCTCAGTTTCACCCTCACTCTCTATATCCCTATCACCATCCCCATCTGAATCCAGATCTCCATCGGTCTCTGAATCCCGATCAATCTCTCTAAGTCCTTCACCTTCTTCTTCAGAGTCGCTTTCTCCCTCTGTTAGTGAGTCCCTATCTGAGTCTAGGTCTCCCTCCGTATCAGAATCTCGATCTGAGTCAGTTTCAGAGAGTGTTTCTGAATCCAGATCACCTTCTTTGTCCGAATCTCGATCCCCATCTGTCTCGGAATCACTCTCGCCTTCACTTTCTCCTTCAGTTTCCGAATCGCGATCACCCTCACTCTCTATCTCTCTATCACCTTCTCTCTCAGAATCCAGGTCAATCTCATTATCGCCAAGTTCTTCTATCTCAGCCTCGCCCTCACCGGCGGAATGGGAAAATAAGTATGAAGCACAGGGAACTTCTTGGAGTGATAAGTTCTCACAGAAGGGAACTACATGGTCTGATAAATACTCTGATCAAGAGACAACCTGGAGTGATAAATATAAAGATTGGAGTTAAGATAGAATTATCTGATATAAAGGAACTATATGTCATTATTTGAAATCTCTTCATTCACCGGACTATCTGATTATCACGATAAGGGAATCCGGGGAGCTTTCAAGTTTGGGACTAACCTAGATGTTAGGAAGATCAACGATACCCTCAGTGCCGGGAAAGCCTTAGTTGATGAGGGGATAGGTCAAAGTTCTTCGAGCGCTAGTATCTCTCCCTCATCAAGTACAAGTAGCACCCCATCCCCATCACCTTCTTTATCTTCAAGTCCTACGCCAAGTCCATCTGCTAGTCCAAGTCCATCTGCCTCTGGATCAAGGTCTCCTAGTGTAACTCCTAGTAATTCTCCATCACCAAGCCCTTCGCCTTCGGCCGGTTCTACAACTGTTTATGATGATCTAGTATTATGGTTTGTTAAATCAACCGATGGCTATACCTATCAGTTTGGAAATACCGGATCAATTTATCGCAGAGATGCAGATGGGTTTGTAAGTAAAGTTTATGATGACCCAGGCGGAAAGATCACCGGAGCTGAGGAGTGGTACAGTGATACTAATCAAACATTCTTATATTGGGTTACAGGGACCTCACTTCACCGAAAAGAGTTACCAGGTAGATCAGACTGGAACGATGTTGACGAAGGAGATGCTTGGCCTAAAATTAACCTAAACTATGCAGATTGGCATACTATGAAGCAGGCCGGAGGCGCTCTAATGATCGCTAATAGATCATGGCTCGCTATGGTGGGGTATGATCAGTCATTCACTAACGAAGCTCTAAACCTAATCCCAGGAAACCATGCTAAGACTTTAGTTGAAAGAGATGGTCGCACAATCATAGGGACTTCAAGATCCTCAGATCCTAATAAGAGTGTTAACGCTTCTATCGACTCAGAAATCCCACTTTCCCAAGTCGGAGATGAGGGAGAGATCTTCTACGCCAATATGTCAGATTCAGTTCCGGTTAGAAAGTTCCCAGGAGGTGGGAAATGTAATCCCGGCGGAGTTTGTAACCTGATTGACCAGGTAAACTTCTTTGAATGGGAACAGACAGCCTTAAGTTGGATTGACAAGCAATCGGTAGGAAACATGGCTCTTTGGGGTGTATTTAACGCTACATCTGGTTTTAACGGAGTCTATAGTTATGGTCGTACCAACAAGAACTATCCATTCACTCTAAACCTAGACTACAATCTAGAGGTTGATGAGATCGGAGCAGTTGCTTCAGTTGATGGTACAGTCTTGGTAAGTTATCGAGATGGATCAGACTTTGGAGTTAAGGCTAGTAGTTCTACAACCAAGGCAGTCGCAACCTATGAGGGTCTAGAACTCAAAGCAAAGTCTGACAAGATGACCTCAGATATAACAGAATGGAAGTTCGCCGAGATCTATTGTGAACCATTACCTGACGGATCTTCAATCGCGTTCCAATACAAACTAGATAAGAATGGTGGTTGGAAAACAGCCTACATGGAGAGTGGCTCTGCAACATTCCAAGCAAGAGACGAAACCAAAGCTATATTCAATATCGCAGAGAAGGGAGATATATTCGAGCCGAGGATCGTCATTACCCCCACAGGTAACACAAGCCCCGAAATTCATCGGCTCAGATTATATTTTTCATAATGACAAAACATAAAATATCAGAAGAAACCAAGAAAAAAATGAGTGAGTCCCACAAAAAGATTGGAGCTCCTTGGATGATTGGTAGAAAAATGTCAAAAGAAACAAGGATAAAAATAGGAAAAGCACAAAAGGGAAATAAAAACTATTTTTTTGGAAAAAGATTTCTGGGAATAAAAAATCCAAACTGGAAAGCTGACAACATAAGCTATGTAGGAATACACGCATGGATTTCAAGAGAATTTGGGAAACCAGATAAATGTGATGACTGTGGAGAGACTGGCTTATTTAGATGTAAGATACATTGGGCTAATAAGTCTAAACTATATAAAAGAGATATTAGTGACTGGGTTAGATTATGCGTACCATGTCATAAAAAATATGATATGGAAAGGATTAGGAATGAGCAATGAAAAGATATTCTACCCAGAAGAGATCCAAGAATCTCCATTCCCAGGACAAGAAGCTCCTGCTTATGGAGTGTCTAACTCAGGAAGTGGTGGAGTCTCTTCTCCAAATGAAATCAAGAATAATACAGTCCCAAGCAAAAGAGTCGCAGTAGAGTTACTCTCAACCATGCTCAACACCAAGTCAAAGAAGGTTCTTGGAGAGTTCCAACTTGTTGATTCGGGTGGATTCAGGATCGGAAAGTATGTTCCAGGGGTGAGTGGTGAAGTTGTCCACACTCCAGAAGGAATCACCGCCAAGAGCAAGAATGGCCTCATCACTTTTGCACTCATAGCAGAAGATGGATCTGCTGTTTTTGCTGGAGAAGTTCAAGCTGGCTCGCTTATATCTGGGGCAGTCCGTGTCGGAGACGGGGACATCGTGATCGATGGCGAAACAAAGAGGATGCTCTTCTACGCCGATGATGGACTTCCCTCAATCTTGATCGGGAACAACTAAAATGGGAATGTGTTTCAAGTGTGCGCTTCCTGGCTACAATGCCGAGACAGACACCGACCCCAACCACTTTTCACTCTATGTAGACAGCGATGATCCTACGGAGTATATCTTGATCAAAGAGAAAGAGGTCAATGCAGCAAGTGTTACAAGCACGACCGACATTCCTCACAATCTAGGGTATGTCCCCTTCTGCCTTGTGTTTGCAGAAGTATCGGCTGGAGTGTGGAGAAAGTTGTTCAGCACTCCGATTGATTCAACTGGCTACTGGTTCGAGGTCAACGCCACAAACCTTGTACTACGAAACGCAACAGGAGTCGCAAAAAACTTCATATACCATATCTTTTATGACAACATAACATGACACAACAAGTAGTCAAAATCGCCAAGCAGGGGAAGAATGTCGAAACGGCCACCGATCCAAACGACTTCATCTTCCACAGCTCGTACAACACCTTCAAGATCATCGCCGAAGGGACAAAGAGTGTGACCCTTGCAGCCTCAACCAACAATCAGTCATTCGATCAGGCTCACAACCTTCCCTTCATCCCAGTAGTTGCAGCCTTCGCCAAAAGAAGCGGAGTCGCCCAAGTGTTTGCTCCAAACGGATATGATGTCGAGCTTTTTGGAGTGAAACTCGGATTCACGGGTGATGTAACATTCAACTATGTCCAGTCTGATGCTACCAACCTCACCTTCAACTTTAGCAACGCAAAGGGGACTACTGTTGATGTTTCGATCAGATACTTCGTACTTGAGAAGATAGAGGCATAATATGGCAACATTCACAAAAAGGATAGGCGCCAACACAGAGACAATCAGCGACAAGTACAATTCTCACTGGTCTCCTACCTGGCTTGCCGAATCATTCACCTATGGAGATGGTGGTCAGATCGGAGTATTTGATGAGTGGCAAAGTGGATCAGAGTGGTATGGCGGAGTCAGGAACCTAAGTCTCCTTTTCAAGTCGATCACAATCCCACAGGGAGCCACAATCACTTCGGCAAAGATCACCTTCACAGACAACTCTTCTCCATTCAACCCAACTACCATTCACTACAGGTTGATCGGAGTTGATGAGGACAACACAGGAGACTTTGTTGCAAGTCCACTCTCTACCTGCCGAACCAGAACACAGACAACGGCAGTTGTAGACTGGGACGCCACATTCACTCCCTCAAGTGGCACAACCAGAGACACACCAGATCTCAAAGACATCATTCAAGAGATAGTCAATCGAGGAGGATGGTCTTCTGGAAACACGATCGGGATCTATCTCTATGATGACGGCACAACTCCAGAGTACTACTATGACTACAAGTATTACTTCGGTTCTGCTGGAAGTGCTCCTCTTTTGACGATTGTCTATGCAGCAGCAAGCGAGTCAAGATCACCATCAGTCTCTCCATCCCCTTCCCCTTCCAGATCACCTTCTCTTTCAGGAAGTGAGAGCGCCTCGCCATCCCTTTCCCTATCTCTCTCCCCTTCTTCGTCATTCAGTAGATCTCCTTCTTTGTCACCTTCCCCGTCCGCTTCGCCGTCGCTCTCTCCATCGGCTTCTGCTTCCAGGTCTCCCTCATCTTCTTTGTCTCCCTCACCTTCTCCTGTTGCGCCATTCATGGGTCTTCGTGTTGCCAAACCTGGGAAGAATGTTTTGACGACTGATCAACCATACGATCTCATTTTTGATTCGTCAAAGGGGACTCTCAAGTACTTTTCCAAACAGTCGATAAACATTGTTCTTGATGGAGTCAATGATGATGTGGGAGTCACGGGAGAATATGTCCACAATCTCGGCTACTACCCATTCGTCGAGGTCTTTGTAAGGGTCTATATCGGATCACCTGCTGGAAATTATGAGTACTGTCCATTCTACGGCGCGGGAGCCACTATCCTATACTCGGCAAACTACAAAATCACGACGACAAAAGTCATCGTCTATGGCATGATTGAGGGTATATCTAACAGTCTATGGAACTTTGACTTCCTAGTCTTCATATACAAGAACAATCTCGCGCTTACATAGGGACATCAATCAATATCATAATGAGAGAAAGTGGTACTAACTATACTATTGCCATAAGATAGTTTTATCTGTCAAACTTTAATTATGTTTGATCAATTATCAGAAATCCGCAGTGCTGTTCAATCAGATCTTAGTGTTTCAACTAATAGTTCACTATATCCTCCGGCCACAATCGACCTAGCGATCAACCGAGCCTACATAAAACTCTCACGAATGTTCAGATGGCCGGCACTAGAAGATGCCAAGACTTCCACAACTCAACTTAATCAGCAATACTACGATGCTCCTAGTGTCTGGACTCCCGATTCTCTATGGAGATTAGAAGTCGATGGAGATCAATATGGCGAGTCTCCCGATGGAAATCCCCTTGTTTACTCAGACTTTCTCAAATGGAAACTGGATTATCCCGATTCTACCGACAAAAAGTGGGCTGTCCAATGGCTACGATTCTTTATCTCTCCCACCCCCTCTTCAGCCGGACTTACAATCTGTGCCTGGGGTCAGAAGAATGTAACAGAGCTTACCGAAGATACTGACGAAACAATATTTACAGGATCTCTCCCGGAATGTAACGAGGCACTAGCACTAGAAGCTTCTGCTATTCTTAAGAAGAAAGGGACCGATGAAGGTAAGGGTGGGATGTACTCTGACGAAGCTAAACAGATTGTCGCGATCGCTTGGGCCAACCTAAAGAAAGAACAGTCTAAGTATGAGAAGAATCTACCATTTTTTGATGTACCAGACTTCTACAACGATTCTGAAGCCACACAAGTTACCGGAAACTTTACCAACACTAGAAGTATAGGTTAAATATGCCAGATGCAAATGGAATGTACACAGGCGAGGAAATAAGAGCAATAGGACACAACCCTGATACTGTTTCTAGTATTGGTGGAAAATATCGCCTTGATCAATTTGGTGGAGGAAACTCTGGTGGTGGTGGAACTCCTCAACCAACAGCTAACACATACAATCCTACACAACTAGGGATAAACCCTCCGGCTGGTGGATTCCAAACTGGTGGATGGTATGCAGGAAGACAGTATTGGAATGGAACTCTCAGCGCTCCTGGAGTAATTCATCCCGCAAGTAATCAACAGGGAGCAGGTCAAGCAGTTAGTAAAGAGGTAGTACAACAAACTAATCCCGATAATTGGGCCTACATTCAACAGCAAGCAAATCAACAAGGGACCGCAACAGCTTCAAATAACGCAGGAACAGCAGGAACTACAGGTACTTCTGGTTTGTCAGGAATGGCTCCTACAAACACATCATTCAATTTACCAGAAATATACAAGAGTCTTTTTGAGAGTTCAGGAATCACAGAGCTAGAACAGGGTCTTGCAGAGAAAGAAAAGGCCTTTACCGAAGCCAAGGGAAAGATTAACGACAATCCCTATCTCTCAGAAGCTACCAGAGTTGGTAGAGTCGCCAAACTAGAACAATTACACGCCGATCGTACTAAGAATGAAAGAGATGAGATCGCAGTCAAACGCGCAGATGTAGAGATGCAACTCAACCTTCAAACCAAACAATTCGATATTAACTCTCAGATGGCCAAAGATTCGCTTGATAGGTTTAACACATTACTCTCGGCCGGCGCTCTTGATAATGTCGGCGGAGATACGATCGCTCAACTAACACAAATGACTGGTATATCAAGCGATATGATCTACTCAGCTATCAACGCTCAGAAGAAGAAGAATCAAGAAACTCAGGTTATCACCTCAACTAACGATTCCGGTGAAGTAACAGTAAGTGTTATTGATCCCAAGACCGGGAATGTAATCAGCCAAAAGAGTCTAGGAACAATTGGAAACGCCCAGGGTGGAGCTGGTGGTATGGCAACTAAAGATTATCAGAAATCTTTTGTCGAGGATGTTCCAAAAACACAAGCATATTCAGATGAAAGTGGGAACTGGAGAGGAATCTTTCCACAATTAGTAGTTAAATACGCCAGACTGTTATCTCTGGATGAAATTTATCGAGCATATGCCTCGGCAGGAATGACAACTCCAGGAGAAGATCCGGCAGAGATAAACGATCTTTATCTGACCGCTAGGGGGGAATAATGTCCCTAGTAGATACCTTTTACCCAAGCAAAACAACAAATAACAGAACAAGTAACTCTGGTGGTACTTCTGCTACTTCTAACACATCTAGGAATACTAATAATTTAACTAGCACCTTCTTTCCTTCAAAAGCAAAGACACAAGTAGTCTCAAGTCCCAAGACTAATGTAGTTGGATCATTCTTCAAAAAGGTTGGTGAATCTATTACTAAGAGTGATGTTAAGGCAAAAGTCTCTAATCCTGTCTCGGTCCAAAAACAAACACAGCCGGGGATAGATTTGGGATTAGACTTTGACTTTGGAACTCAACAAACAACTTCGGCAAAAGTAACAACACCTAAGGTAGTTAAAACTAAACTTCCAAGCGGTAATACAGTAAGTGTTTCCCCACCAACTCAGAATAAACAAGAGGATATAGGAAGTTTTGATTTGGGAACTAAAGAAACTACTTCGGCATCCATATCAGAAGGAACTAAGAAGAAAATTTCAGACTTTTACTCCCCCGAGGCTATGTCAGAAAGGCGTAAAAATATACAGGAAGAAGTTATCTCAAAGTCTAGAGATATTAAACCTGGATATAAAGAGCCTGGAGTCTTTGGAAGCATCATTGAATCTATCAAGGAGAGTACGGTCGGGATGGTCTCTGGCTTTGGTGCAACCATAGAAATGATTGGTAATTTTAACCAACTAATAAGTGTTACTAAGGCTGGACAAAAAATACAAAAGGAAGCAGAAAAGGTTCTAGCTTCTAATCCAGAATGGAGAGAGGAAGAGGGAGCTAAGTGGAGTGCTAAAAAGGTTGCTAGATTAGTTGCCGGATCAGCACCATTCTTAATAGCCACTATTGGAGCAACATTTGTAGCAGGATTACCAGGAGGTGCTGTTGTAGCTTTCTCTATGGAAGCAGGATCTCCATATAAAGAGGCGCTAGAGGCAGGTAAATCTAATGAAGATGCTACAAAGTATGGTGTTACTGTTGGCCTTGTAAATGCTATTTTAGAACAGATCTTCCCCTCGAAACTATTTGATAAAAAGAAGATTGCTAAAGAATCAATAGAACAAATAAGCAAGTCTATTAGTAAAGATATTCTTAAAAAGGCAAAGGATTTTGCAGTTAAGTTTACCAAGAATGGAACATTAGAGGGATCTACGGAAATTTTACAGGAACTATGGGCGAATGTTATTGCTACAAACTATGATGAAAATCGAAACTTATGGGATAACTTATTAGAGTCATTCGTGGGAGGGTTTGGATCAGGTGGTATCGCAAGCGTTACCATAGATCCTGGAGAATACACGCCACAAGAAGTATTAGATAAGGTTGTAAACTCTCCAATTCAAGACACTGAGGAAGGTAAAATCCTAATTCAACAGGCTCTTGAGGCCAAGGTAGCAGGAAACAATGTAGTTATAGAAGAGGAAGCTCCTAAATTCACAAAGATAGATCTAACCGAACCAGAAGTAAAGCAACCCGAAACAACTACCAAGGTAGAGACCAAACAAGTAGAGAAACCAACCGCTAAGACCAAGAATGTTGCAGGGGGTGGATTGGTCGATACTCCCACAACTAGATTATTATCAGTGAGTGGAGCAGAGATTGAAGTGCCGGTAGCCAATGCTGTTGATGCCACCAATGGAGAGGGGAGTGCAAGCAGTGGTTTTCACTCTGCTTTCACCAAGGATTACATAGGAATTGATCCTTCTTGGGCCATTGTCTATGAAAAGCCTGTTTCTCAAAAACTTATCCAATCGGCCGAATCATCAGGACTAAAGATACTAAAAAGAGAAGCTCCAAAGGGATCTGGTCAAATCCTAACCTATGTTTACTTGGACAATGTAGGGGAAAATCAAGCAAATAAAGCTACGGAAGTATTTGACAAGTTTGCAGAGACATATAACCAATACTCATCCCAAGGTGTTAAGGTTCCGACTAAGATCACCACTCCAGAGGTAAAAATTGCCACCAAGCTTCCTACCATCGAGAAATCAACTAAAGAACTACAAGACACTTACTCAACTACCAAAGCTAAAGACAAAGAAGCTATGGGTAACGCTTGGTATGAAACCATGATGGAAGTGGAAGTAGCAGAGCCAGGTCAAAGACTCTTTGATGAAGATGGTGAGTTCTCCGGATCAATCTCCTCTACCTTCCCTTCATTCGTGCCAGAAGAACTAAGAAGTACCGATCTATTCAATAGTGTAATGGATGGACTCAAAGATCCAGATAACATAGTCTATCCCCCAAACAGTCAACCTAAGAAGCAAGCCCTCTACGATGCGATCTTAGACGAGATAGACTCTCGCGCTGGCACAGACACAAGTATTATCAGACAAAATATAAGGAGTGCTAATGAAAAAGCAAAAGCCAAAGAAAAACCTAAAAAGGCTGTTAGTAGAAGCCCTAAGAGAAGCCAAGTCACGAAGAAAACAGTAATAGTTACTGATAAAGCCTTCGAGAACTACATTGATAGCAAGGGAGTTAAGCTTAGAGTCAACGATGCTTCTTCTGAACTAATGGTGAGTCCTACCTACAAGATAACCTCTAAGTTCTTAGAGAACATTGATGTTAGGGGAAAGACAACCGCCGGCTATGAATATCTCTTCAATCTTAGTAAATCTACAGCCCTTCCACTCAAACAAGTTGAGAGAGAGATCATCCAAAGAGTCTTAGATCGTAACTTCAAGGGAGAGAAGAAGATCAACATGGAAGAGTTCCG